GCCAGAGGGACCGGATCTTCACGTCGTCGTCGTCGTCAAGGCCCTGCCAGACCTCCGACCGGGGGGCGTGCAGCTCCGTCCATGGGTCCTCCGGGGACGCGACGACGGCGTGGTACCGGGAATACGAGGTCATCCGGAGGCGGTACGCGTCGACACCGAACTCCTGGGTGAAGCCAAGAGCCTGGCGGGAGTACGGCGCGTTCACCGCGGTGTACAGAGGCCGCTGGTCACCGCAGAACATGGCGACGGGGGTGCCACACTCGAACACAACGAAGCGCGTGTAGGGGCCGTACGTGAAGTCCGGAGGGGTGTACGGGCAGCCGAACGCGATCATCACGAGGTCATGGGCCGTCCTCATGCGCCGATCTTCCACGGGAGTCCGGTGGATCCAGGCTGCGATGTGCGGGTTCTTCGCAATGGTGAGGGCGATCATCCAGTTCACCATGGGCGTGAACGGCCAGGCCATGCCTTCAAGCTCGGTCCCCACTGCAGCGCGCGCGCGGGCGACGTGCTCGAGGCCGGTCGTGAGATGGTCGAGCTTGCGGAGCACAGCAGCGTCGAGCCCGGCGGGAAGAGGGGTCGCACCGGGGGGCACGGGTGGGATCCACTTCTCCCAGCCGTCGAACACCGTGCAGAAGACCTCGCCGTTGTGGTAGAACGTGTTGTCAGCCGTCAGGGTGGGCGCGCCGATGGCCAGGCCCTTCATGACGTCGGCGCAAAACCCAACAGTCGCCATGGTCCAGCTCGTGCGCGAGCCGGTGGCACGGTCAGCTTCGAGTGCCGCAGCCTCACGGTCCACCACGGACGACGCCGCAACGGCGGTCCGCGCCCAGACGAACGACGCGAGGCGGGCGAGCGACGATCCCAACATCTGGCCAGGCGTGGTCGCGGCAGTCTTGGGCGCGAAAGTCGCCACGAGCGCCTTGTGCTCAGTGCTCGCAATCGCTGCCGCAACGGTCGCAGTGTGGCGCACATTCGACTCCTTGGCCACGTCGGCGAGGGCGTC